CCTATATGGGCGCACCATTACCCGGGAGCGACATCGCTCTGTACTACTCGCATTGGCAGTTCGTCTCACCTGGTAGGTGTAAGATGACTGTTTACGCTATGAAACGAAACCGTCTACTTAGTTGGCCGAGTTCTTCGATATTCATCAAGAGCCCGTGGTCAACCAAGAACGTAATCACCGCTATCGCGCTGATTACACAACTCAGAAAGTAGAGGCAATCATGCCCGCACTCCAATCCCTCGTCCTGACGGACAGGGCAGCAACACCCGTCGCGAAAACATTCGCGCCGATTGAACGGAACACCCAAACGGGGGTCGTTACCGTCGCACACAGTGACGACGGTTCGGTACTCGCTCGGAAGAAGTTGACGCTGTCGACCCGGAAACTTAACGGGAAGCGCAAAACGAGACTTCTTCTTTCAGTACCGGTTGTCCAGACTGAGACCATCAACGGCATTGCTTCGCCGCGGGTGGTCAGGGAGATCTATATCGACGCAACCATCACCTTCCCGGATACTTCATCCGATCAGGAGAAGAAGGATGCTATCGGTATGTTCCAAAGCGCTTTCGATCCTTCGAAAGTTCTCGTGAACGACACGATTCTTAAGGGCGAAACCATTTGGTAAACCCTTGGTGGGAGACCACCATCGTGTAAGATCGATCTCAATGTGAGGATAACCCACAATGTCTGAAACAAAGTTTGGATACACTCCTCTTGCTGTGCATGATGAGTTCTGTAGTTTGGTCTCTGACCTTATTACCTCCTCTTCTAGTTTCCAACGTGCCACCCGATTCCCGGGAGACACTATAGACCCGAATCTTTCGGGTCTGTTCTCTTTCCGATCGACTTACCTCTCACAAGAGGTTATGTCGAAATTCACGGATAAGGGGACGACTAGTCCGGAGACTCGTCGTGAGCGCGCCATTGACAAATGGCTCGCTACAGAGGCTCGCAATCAAAAGACCAACTTCCGTATTCTAACACGGAGGACGACGTTCGGTTCTCACCGCATATCGTCCGTACAGGTCCTAAATTGCGCTTCCCGTTTCATCCGTCGGGTGATCGGTTCTGTTCCTCCTACTCACGTCCAAGGTTCTTTTACCGAAGGGGCGAGTACGAGTACGAATCGATCACCAGGTGCTGCTGCGAAGAAGTACACACAGCAAGTACACGTGACCAAAGAGGCCCAACTTCGCGTTTACCCGATCTTATTGGGTAACGCAGTGGGATGGTTCTTACCATACCTTCGGGCTAACAGCCCGAAAGTCGTCCGAGGTAACGTGATGTTCACAGTACCGAAGAACACGGAAATAGATCGTGTGGCTTGTAAAGAGCCGGATCTAAATCTGTGGTGTCA